CTATTGCGTGGCTAATAGTATTAATAGCATTAGGCATAGAAAATTCTATGACAACCTTCTTTGTTTCTGCAAGTTGTTTTCCACAATACTTACAGAAAGAAGAGTTATCATCTATTTGTTTCCCACAATACTTACAATACATAGCACACTAGTTTTTATTGATATGCAAAAGTAAACAATTAATTTGTAATAAAAGATATGAGTTGGTTAAAAAAGAAAAAACAAGAAAAAGTAGAAGAAAGAAACAGCACTTTTGACTATTTGATGTACAATGGCATCGGTGCTTACTCCACTAACAAGGCACTTCTCCTATCTACGGTTTATCGGTGTGTGGAAGTAATATCCGACTCAGTGGCCTAGCTGCCATTAGAACCTTTCAAGCTAGATGCACAAGGGTATAAGGTCAAGTTTACTTCCCATCCTACCTATAGGCTACTTAATAGTGAACCTAATAGTAGAATGACCAGATTCACCTTCATCAAGACCCTTATAGTATCCACACTACTTAAAGGTAATGCCTATGCCTACATAGAGAGGGATGGTGAGGGAAATGCAGTTGCCCTGCATTACATTCCATCAGATCTAGTGACTATCATACCACCCAAGACCCTTCAGGACAATCTTGCCTATAGTGTCACTGGACTTTCCAATGTTATAGAAGCTTGCAATATGATTCACATCCTGAACTTCAGCTATGATGGTATCACAGGTATCAGTACCCTGGCACACGCAAGGAACACCCTGAGCCTGGCAGCAGATAGTGAAGCACACGCTAATGGCTTCTTCAAAGGTGGTGCAAACCTGGCAGGTATCCTGACGGTTCAAAGCACACTTACCACCAAGCAGAAGCAAGACCTGAAATCAAGTTGGCAGACTGCCTTCAGCCCTACGACTGGCCAACCCAATGGTGTGGCAGTACTAGAAGGCAATATGGAGTTCAAGCCCATCACGGTTAATCCGAGTGATGCCCAGCTGCTTGAAACGAGGGAGTTCAATGTGATAGATATTTGCAGGTTCTTTGGGGTCAGCCCGGTGAAGGCATTTGACTTGTCCAAGAGCAGCTATAGTACGGTTGAAGCCACCAACCTTTCCTTCCTGACTGATACCTTGTCACCCTTATTGGAGAAGATAGAACTGGAGTTTGAGAGGAAGCTATACAAGCCATCCGAGAAGGACACCATAGATGTCAGGTTTGATACTTCAAGGCTTCTCAGGGCAGACAAGCAATCCCTGGCCAGCTACTACAACACCTTATTCAATATCGGTGTGGTCAGCTGCAACGAGATCAGAAAGGAAATTGACCTGCCAGCCATAGAAGGTGGTGATGCACACTTCGTACAAGTGAACCTGATGGAAGTCCAGAAGGCAGCATAGAATTTACCTTCAGACAACAGAATAGATAATCAGGATGTTAAACAATAAATTGTATAAGGGTAGATGATAAAGATTAACTACAAGTCAGATTTCACCATTCATAGTGAGATTGGCGAATCTTACAAGAACCAGCCTTTTCGGTTTGTATACTATGTGCCTAATGGGATGAACACCTATGTGGTATCCTATGATGGGAATGAATGCAAGAATTGCAAGTTCTAGGATGATGGCAGCATCCTCTGCATTATGAACATCCACAATGGGGATACCATCAGCCCCATTGGGATTGGCAGATTAAAAGTAGAGAGATTCTTCTACCTTACCAATGAGAACTACATAGATGGGATAGAAAACCTATGTACCAATGAGTATACTGACATAGTCTTGGTAGATGGTGCTTCAGATAAGGTAGAAGAAATCACAGATACTATCTACTTCCCCTTGTCAGACTACTACACCAAACAAGAAGTGGATGAATAGTTGGAAGGCAAGCAGAGAACACTTTGGTACTATTCAGAATACATTGACCAGGTGGCATAGATTGTGATAGAAAATAACCACTGGATAGGTGGCTTATAGTTAATGCCCAATGTGGCTAACTATCTATGGAACGGCAAAGGCCAATAGTATTCTCAGTTAGAGATAGCCCCACACTATGCCACCCTCTATAGTGCCAATGACATCAACCTGAATACTGGCAATGGCAAGGCTTACTATAATGGGAATCAGATAGCGACTTTACAAGATATACCTACCCCTGAATAGGTACTAAATCTAGTAGCCCCTATCATATTGGAAATAGACTTGGGAACTAATCCCAATGCCTTTGCAAATGTAGAGGATTTCCAACGAGTGCATTCTGCTATGCTCAATGGTGAGCCAATAAACTTCTGCATCAGGGCAAACTATGCCAGTGGCAGTAAGTTTGTTTTCTATCCTACTTGTGTGAAGGCCAACTACATCTCATTACACGCTAAGGCTGGAAGTTGTGAATTACACGTTTCAGATGATGGTACATTTACTTTGTCTGGAACCAAACTATGGTAAACATTAATAATATGAAAGAAAGAAGAATGATTGAAGGGAACATTGCCACATAGCCTGAATCCAGGAAGGTGGAAGGCTATGCAGTAGTGTTCAATAGCGAGTCCAAGGACTTAGGGGGCTTCTATGAGGTCATTGAGCCTAGAGCCTTGGAAGGTGTGGTAGAGCAATCCGACATCCTCTGCCTGTTGAACCACAATGAAGACAAGGGGGTGTTGGCAAGAAGCAACAAGGGTTCAGGATCCCTGACCCTACAACTTGATGAAAAGGGTCTGAAATATAGCTTCGATGCCCCAAACACAAGCCTTGGTGATGAACTTCTGGAAGGTCTGAAGCGTGGTGACATCACCACATCAAGCTTTGCCTTCACGGTAGGAGAAGACAAGTGGACAAAGCGGAATGATGGCAAGTACCTTAGAACCATCAGCAACATCAAGGAACTATTTGATGTGAGTCCAGTGTATAGGGCTGCTTATGATGCCACTTCAGTAAAGGCTGATACTAGGGGTATGGATGAAGCCATTGCCAAGGAGAAGGAGGAACTTGAAGATTATTACAAGGAACTTAGGGAGAGTATAGTATGAATAGCGTGGAATTAACAGACAAGAAGAATCAGTTGAAGATTCAAGCAGAAGCCATCCTTGCAGGTGCAGAGAAGGAATCCAGAAAGCTGACTGATGAAGAAGCAGGTCAGTTTGAAGACCTGAAGAAGGAAATGGCAGATACGGATAATGAGATCAGAGCATTAAACGAGAAACTAAACAAAGGAACAACTAAAAGAAGTATGAAGAAGTTTTCACTATTAAAGGCTATCAATGATGTAGCCAACAACCGTCAGTTAGACGAAAGAAGTCAGGAAGTAGTTAACCAGGGTATTGCCGAGATGAGAAAGTCAGGGCTTTCCTATAGCGGATAGATTGTCCTTCCAGTTGAGGAAAGAGTCGATGGCCTGACTGATACCATCCAGGCTACCATAGCTACTGCTGGTCAGGAAGTGGTTGCCGAGGACAAACTCAACATCCTTGCACCCCTCAGAGCAAGATTGGTGCTTAGTGCAGCTGGTGCCAACTATATGACTGGCTTGGTAGGTAATATCAGCATCCCTGCCTATTCAGGAAGCAATGTGGGATGGGCTGATGAGATTGAAGCTGCTGCCAATGGCAAGGGTGATTTCACCGAGGTCAATCTTGAACCAAAGAGAATCACTGCCTACATTGATGTGTCGAAGCAGTTCCTCATTCAGGATAGTGTATCTGCTGAGGCTCTTCTCAGGGCTGACATTGTCAATGCCATTGCCAACAAGCTTGAAGCCACCATCCTTGGAGAAGAGGAAGGCACTACCAAAAGACCTGCTGGTATGTTCTATGATGCAGAGCAAATCCCTGCTCTGGACTTCGCTTCCATCGTTCAGATGGAGCAGAAATTGGAAGAAGCCAATGTATATGGTGACTTGAAGTTCATTGTTTCCCCAGAAATCAAAGCTGCCCTGAAGACTTGTCCTAAGGATATGGGAAGTGGCTTGTTCGTGATGGAGAATGGAGAAGCAGACGGAATCCCAGTACTTAGCACTTCTGCCTGCAAGGGTATTGTGCTTGGCCACTTCGATGACTATGTAATCGGTCAGTGGGGTTCTATTGACCTTACAGTAGACCCCTATTCCCAGGCTACCAATGGCAAGGTCAGATTGGTTATCAATGCCTACTTTGATGCAAAGCCCCGTAGGGAAGAGTCCTTCTTGCCCTATGTTGTCGGCGGTAAGTAATTTAGTCTATTAAATGATGGAAGCTATGTACATTACAGTTGATGAAGCCAAAAAGCACCTGAACATAGATGATTCGTTCAAGGATGATGATGCCTATATCAGTGCATTGATTCAGGTGGCAGAAGATTCGGTATCCCAGCACCTGGACATAGCTTTGGAAGAACTGGTGGTGGATGGCTCTTTGCCATCTGCCATCAGCCATTCAATCCTTCTTATGGTGGGCAATCTCTATGCCAACAGAGAACCTGTTGCCTATAGCTAGGTTCTCAAAGTGCCATATACCCTGGACTATCTTCTTGGACTCTACAAACACTATTTCCTTCCCTGATATGAGAGCAGGTATATTGAACGAGGTGATTGCCATCTACCGACAGGTGGAGCAGCAGTCCGAATATGGTGACATATCCACATCATATCAGGAAATCTCAAAGACAAGGGCGAAGGTGAACCATAGCCTTGGAAGCAGGGAGATTCAGAATGATGAAATCTTCTATGACTATAGCAAGACCTTTCTGGTGAGGTTCTATGTCGATGTGATGGATACAGATAGGATCAAGTATGGTGGGAAGTTCTATAGGGTGATAAGCATTGAGCCTGATGCCCATCAGCAGCAGAAGACAATCTTAACGGAACTGGTCAATGAATAACTTCAGTGCTGATGAGTCAGGTGTAAGGGAGATGCTTGAATCCCTTTCCACCAAGAAGATAATGGGTATTGAGAAGAAGGTGCTTAGGAAAGCTGCCAATGAACTGAGGAAGAAGGCAAGGAGCAACCTGAGAAGGGATCTGCCAATGGCTAGTAAGAAGGGCAAGTACCCTGACACACTGGTAGAGGGTATTATGACATCCACCTAGTTGGTTGATGATGGCATTCAGGCAAAGGTACATATAATGGGTAAGCGTTCCAAGTCCTCAGGAACTTTCAGGACAAGGTTCTTTGAGGGAGTTAGGGATACCATTAGAAAGACCAAGAAGGGCTACAACAGGGGAAAGCTGAAGCACCTGAACTTCTTCGGCAATGCCATTGACACCACCAAGTCCAAGGTTCAGGATACAATTGATACCGAGTTAAGCAAATCTATTCAAGCAATAGCTGATAGGAAATATGGATAACAGTATATTGATAGGAAAGCTGATTTACAAGCTGCTATCCGAGGATGTTCCCCTATAGGAGTTGGTCACACCCAAGAAGATATTCCCCTTGGTGGCCAATGCCGACACCACCTATCCCTTTGTGGTGTATGCAAGGACTTCCCTCTATGTGGAGTACTGCAAGGATGGGGTGATTGAGGATACCATAGAGTTCCAGGTATTGGCAGTGTCCGACAACTATGTGGAATCCTTGGAGGTAGCCAACAGAATCAGAAGCATCTTGGAACTGATGAGATACAAGGATGACAATGTCAGGGTATCTGAATGCAAGCTGACATCAGTGACTGAGGAATATATGGAAGATGCTTTTGTACAAAGATTGATATTCACGTTAAAAACAAATTAAACAATTATGGAGAAAATTATCAAAGGTGATGAGCTGATGCTCTTTAACAATGAGAAAAGTATAGCCTATGCCACTGCACACACCCTGACCATCAATGGCAATACTATAGATATTAGTTCAAAGGATCACGGATTCTGGGGTGCCAGCGAGATAGGAAACATTACTTGGGAAATCACTTCTGAGAACCTTTTTACCGACAAGTACTATACTGAACTATTCGATGCGATGATTAACAAGACCCAGCTGACGGTGGCCTTCGGCTTTGCCTCTGACTGGGATGTTAATGGATTGACTGGCAACAACACATAGTATGACTTGGACAAGGCTCAGAACTACTATTCAGGAAAAGCCTATGTGACTTCCCTTACTGCCAATGCCAATACTGGGGAGAATGCCACACTGAGCATTACCCTTACTGGTAGTGGGGCTTTGGTGAAGAAAGGAGTTTCTTCTACACCCAGCAATGCACCTGCCAGCCAAGAGTGATTCTATAGGGGGTATTGGAATATGCCAGTATCCCCTTTTTCTTTAATACGATGATTGACTATGGAAATAACATTTAATGGAAAGACATACACCCTGAGGTATTCCTTCAGGGCTTTGATGATATATGAGAACATCACCAACAAGAGTTTCAACCCCAAGGGGCTTTCTGATGTGATAGTGTTCTTCTATGCCATCCTTGTGTCATCTGCCAAGGACACCACCTTGTCATTTGATGACTTCGTGGAATGGCTTGATGAACATCCCACTGCCATCAATGAGTTCTCTGAATGGCTGACCAGTGTCTTCAACCATCAGGCAGGGTTGGTGAATTCAGACATCAAGGCAGACGAAGCTAGGGAGGAAGAAGGAAAAAACTGATTGTCCATAAAGTGTTTCAGGTACTTGTGATTGAATACAAGCTGGTATCAGTGGAATACTTTATGGACAAGCTTCAGGACTGGGAGGTGTATGACATCTACAATATGCTCCAATATGCCGACTCCCCACAATGGGAGCAGACAAGATACCTGATGTATGTGGTGGCCCAGGTGAATAGCAGAAAACAGCTGAAGCTGACTGACATACTGAAGTTCCCTTGGGATCAGGAAGGTGGACTTGCCAAGACCACCATATCAGATGATGAGATTAAAGCCCTGAAGGAAAGGGCCAGATAGTTGGAAAAGGATTTATTCAAGAAATAACATATGGGCGCAATATTAAAGGAAGAAATCAAGCTGGATACTTCCTAGCACGATCAGGGGCTGAGGAAGGCAACCCAGTCAATAGGTCAGTATAAGAAGCAGGTGGATGATGCCAACAAGACCATCAAGGGATTCCAAGGCAGCATAGCTTCTGCTACCAGCAGCCTTTCAGGGATGATAAGTGCCTTCAGGAGCGGTGACATAATGGGGTTTGCCAATGGTGCGAATGCAGCCACTGGTGCCATCAAGGCAATGATACCTGCCCTAGGTGGAACTACTGCTGCCGTAGGTGGACTAGGTGCAGCCATCAATGTAGCCCTAGGCCCGGTGGGATTGGCAGTAGCAGCCATCTCAGGGATAGTGGCCATAGGTGCAGCAGCAGGTAAGTCGGTGGAGGAATTCAACAAATCCCTGAAAGACCTATCTGCACTGACTGGTATGGCTGGCCAGGACTTGAAGGATGTGGGGGATTCAGCGGTAGACCTTTCTATGAAGTTCGGTACTTCTGCCACATCCATCGTGGACTCGTTCAAGCTGATTGGCTCACAAGCACCTTAGCTGCTTCAGGACAAGGAAGGTTTGGAAGCAGTCACTGAAGCTGCCATTGTACTGAGCAAGGCAGCAGGGATAGAGGTGGAGAGTGCTGCCAAGGGTATCACTACCGTGATGAACCAGATGAATGTGTCTGCCACTGAAGCATCAGGAATCATCAATAGCCTTGCAGCAGGTTCTAAGAATGGTGCAGGTGATGTGGCCTACCTGCAAGCTGCCATAGAGAAGTCAGGTACTCAGGCCAACAATGCAGGGATGTCCTACCAACAGCTGATTGGTACGATAGAAACCCTTGCACCCAAGTTCAGCAGTGCAGAGGTGGCAGGTACTTCTCTGAATGCAGTACTTGTCAGGCTGACTACCCAGGCCAACAACAACTTCAACCCTGCCATCGTGGGATTGGACAAGGCTTTGGAGAACCTGGACAAGGCCAACCTAAGTGCCAAGGAAAAGCTGGACCTTTTCGGTAGAAGTGGGCTAGCTGCTGCTGACACCCTCATTACTGGAAGGGATGCCCTGAAGGATATGACTGATGCGGTGAGTGACACCAACACTGCCTATGACCAGATGGAAACCAAGGGTGGTACGCTCGAAGGAAGCTTCAACAAGCTAAAGGCTGCCTGGAATGGCCTGATGATTACCATTGGCGAGTCTTCCATCATTCAGGGTTGCATAGCCTTAATCAGGATGATGATAGACTATTGTGGGAAGCTGATACAAGCCTGGAAGGGATTGGTCACTGCATTCAACGAGGTTGTCAATGTCATCGGTGCATTAGCTGCCAAGCTATGGAACGGATACATCAAGCCAGTATGGGAGAAGATAGCAAATGCCATCACTGATAGTGCCATCTTCAAGGCTGCTGCCAGGCTATGGAATTCCCTTCTTGATGTGGTTCACAAGGTTCTCAGCCAGATTGCCAAGTGGTGGAACGACTTCAAGAAATGGCTTGGGATGGAAGGCAATGCCACCATCACTACCAAGTAGGAAGTGACCATCAAGGATGAGCAGGTCAACACCTAGCTGGACAATGTAGATGTAGGTGGTAGTACTACCAAGCAGAAAGGCACTAAGAAGACTGCCAAGCCTGAGAAGGTGAAGGTAAAGAAGGAGGAAGAGATAGCCCCTGAAGGCTCGCTGAAGGATATTCAGGATAGGATTGCCAAGGTGAACCATCAGCTTCAGCTGGTAGATCCTGAGAATGCCAAGGAGGTGGAAGACCTGAAGCAGCAGCTGAAGGAACTGACTGACAAGGAGCATCAGATAAAGGTTTCCTTGGGGATGGTCAAGGTAGATCCCAAGGCCGTAGAGGGTTCGCTGAAACAAGTTCAGGATGAAATATCCAAATAGAAGGCCATCATCAATATGTCGGTGGTGGAATCACCTGAATACAAGGAAGCCATAGAGAAGCTGAAAGAACTGACTGCTAAGGAACAGAAAATCAAGGTATAGATAGAGAACGACTCCAAGACACCTGACATCATTTCAAAGGAACAGGCCGACACCATCAAGAAGGCCAACAAGGAGATGTATGGTGGGCTGAAGGATAGCTGGGGTGCTGCAACCGGGTTGGCAGACACCATCTCAGGTATCAGCGAGGGCTTTGAGGATATGAGTGCCTTGGAAGTGATAGAGTCCTTGGGGAATGCCATCTTCAGTATGATAGATAATGTGTCTTCCCTGATAGGAAGCATCAACTCATTCAGCAGTGCCTTGCAGACTGCAAGTGCAGTACAGAGTGCTGCAAGTGCAGCTAGCGTGGCTTCCTCTGAAGCTGAAACTACTGCTTCCCTTGCTGCCACTGGTGCCAAGTCAGGTGAAGCCATAGCAGGTGCTACTGCATCTGGTGCTTCACTTCCATTCCCTGCCAACCTTGCTGCCATAGCTGCTGGTGTGGCTGCGGTGGTAGGTGTGATTGCTACCATTGCATCCTTTGCCAAGTTTGCGGATGGTGGCATAGTAGGTGGAAGGACTACCATAGGGGATTACAACCTTATAAGGGCGAACAAGGGGGAGATGATTCTTAATGGTAAATAGTAGGCACACTTGTTCAAGCTTCTGGATGGGAGTGGTGGAAATGGCAGCACCCCCAATGGCAATGTGGTCTTCAGGATCAAGGGCAAGGAACTGGTTGGTGTGCTTAGTAACTACAACAATAAAAAGGCTAAGGTATTATGAAATATGTGGGAAAGTTCAGGGATAGGGATGATGCCTTGCACACCGTCACCATCACTACAAAGGTTGGTTCTGGTACGAAGAACCTTGTGCTTTGCGACCAGCCTTTTGTAGAGGAACTGGAAGGTGATGGCAACACCATCTTCAAGCCCTGCAAGTATTCATCGGCAACCATCAGGATTCTTACCCAGGCAGCGGATGACTATATGTTTGATGTCTTCCAGAGTACTGCATAGGATGTCAGTGTGGTTCTGACTGATGAGAGCAACAAGGTGGAATGGACTGGCTTTGTGACACCCAACCTATATGATATGGGCTTTGAGGCAGTGAAGGAGGAACTGGAAGTGGAATGTCAGGATGCCTTGTCAACACTTCAGTACTTCAAGTATCAGCCCATCAGCGAGAAGCCAAGGACAAACACCTTCCTTGACATCATCCGTACCATCTTCAGGAACAAGACACCCTACACCTATATGTACTTCCCATCCTTCTTGGAAGGAATCAGGCTGGATTCATTGAAGATGAGTGAGCAGAATTTCTTCAAGGATGATGGGGATGACTGGACAATGTAGGAGGTGTTGGAGGAAATCTGCAAGTACCTGAATGTTACTTGTGTGGCTTCAGGGGATGAGGTGTACTTCATCAACTATTCATCCTTGGGGAAGTTTCAGTATAGGAGATATAGAATCAGGTACAGCACCTTCGCTGATGTGGATGTGTCTGACACCTATGAGGTGGACGGGGATGCCTATAGTGAGAGCGGTGGCACAATATCCCTGCTGCCATCATACAACCAGATAAGTGTGACAAGCAAGATTAATGAGTATAAGGACTTGCTGCCTGATGTGTTTGAAGAGAAGTACCTGACCAATGCCAATGGGGAATGGAACAGGGTAATCAGCTATGTACTGGATGGCAGTGGATATGGTAGTACCAGCGGTACTTATGGAAGATATAGATTCCTGACCAACAAGAACTACAAGACCTACTACTATGACAAGAACACCGGGAGCAGCGTGAACCTGGACACTTGCAGAAGCTATCCTGAATTATAGAACTATGTGGGTGCTACCATCCTTCAGGCAAGCTTTGACAAGTACAACCTGATGAATCTGGATGCCTTCTTTGTTTCCAAGACTGACAAGAGCCTTACCAACTACATCCTGATCCATCAGCACGACAAGGAAGCAGGTAAGCTTGTATTCTCAACGGTGGCTTCAGAGATTCCTGAAACCTACATCGGCCAGAACACCAAGATGGTAATCAAGGGAAGTGCAAGGTTTATGGACAGGGCTAACTGGATGTACATACCGACTGACTATGGCAACAAGAAGGATGACTTTGACAGAAGGAATCTATATCTGGAATGCAAGTTGAAGTGGGGAAACTACTACTTCAAGAACTATGAGGAAAGTCCGAATAGCATTACCTATTGGAGAAGTGGCAGATGGGTCACCGAGGATACCACCTTCAGGCTATTCTTCAATGCACCTGATACGGAACACATCAACAACAAGGACTTCAGTGTTCTTGACACATCAGGTGACTATGCCTTTGCAGGTATGCCAAGTGGCTATGTCATATCACTTCCTGAGTCTGCCACCACACAGGGCAGCATCCCTGAGTTCTCCATCTATACCAGGGGAAGGGTGGATAGCAGCTATAGGTTGGATGCCATCTGGCTGAAGGACTTTTCAATTCAGCTTGCCATAGCGAAGGATACCAATGTGAAGGATGGTGAATGGGAGTCTGATACTGAGTACACGAACATCATCAATGATGAGTATGTGGAGGAAGCGGATGACATAGAATGCAAGATAAACACCTGGGATGGCAAAGCACCTACATATAGCTTGGTGATGAAAGTGAATGGGAACACACAAAGCTATCTGGATGAGGTGAAGAACCTTGCTTCAGGGGAAACACATCGGTTGGAGGAACACATCATCTATGACTTTGTCACTTAGTATAGATAGCCTTCCATCCAACTTGACCTGAACCTGAAGGAAAGGCTGAAGCCCTATAGCGTAGTCACCATACCTTTCCTGAGTGACACCAAGAAGTTCATCGTGGATGGCTATTCCAGGGATTACTATAACTGCACCAATAACATCAAACTTGTGGAGAAATGGAATTTATAAGAAGAAACGTGAATGCCCAGGCAGGTAATGGCTCAGGTAGTGGGAGCAGCGGAGGTGGCTATGCCAATGCTGCATCCAATAGTTCAGTATTGGAAACACATACCATCTATGGGCAACCCTACAATGGCACGAATGATGTCAGGGGTGACTTGTCGGATGTAGATAACATAACTGCCAATGGGGATATTTCCCTTGATGGCAAGATAATCATCAGGGGGAAGGATGAAGATGGGGCATACAATGATGAAGACTTCACACTTACTGCTGATGGGGAAGCCACTTGGTTTGCAGGGGGGAAGGAATACCACTTTGACTCCAATGTGATAGCACCCAAGTTCATCGGTGATGTGGAAGCTGAGAATGTGGATGCCACCAATGTCAGTGCTGATAGCCTGACTGCTTTGGAAGGGCAGATAGACAAGCTAGGTACTGATGACTTGGATGCAGTCCAGGCATATATCAAGGACTTGTTGGCTGACAATATCACGGTAGACTACCTGACGGTGACCAAGTCTGCCCACTTCTTTGAACTGATTATTGACAAGATAAAGGCTGCTGGGGGTGCAGTGCTGCTTACACCTGCCGATGGCTTCAAGGTGGACAAGGTGGTGACTAGGAGCAATGGGTATAGGCTCTATTGGAAAGCCAATGACGGAACAAGGAGGATTGCCAATATGTGGCGAGTGAATGACCAGGCCATCTGCCAGACCTTCAATGCTGCTGAAGGTACTTCCTACAATGTGTCCAACAAGTACTATTGGTGCTTGGTTACTGCCGTAGGAACTGAAGCCATAGAAGGATAGGACTACCACTATATAGATATATCATCCTCAGTAAAGGATGGTGTGGTGAACCCTGAGGAAGGGGATGAGATTGCTATGCTTGGCTACAGGGGTACTGATGATGCTGCAAGGCAGAGTGCCATCTATATAGCTGCATACAACTCCATAGATACGACACTGCAAGCCCCTTTGATAGCCCACTACAAGGGTATCAATGACTTCAACCTGAAGAATCACAAGTACACTTGGTTTGCTGCCAATGGGAACACCATCAAGGGAAACCTGCTTGTCCAGTCTGGGCAGAGCGTGGAAGACTATGTGGCCGAGCATTCAGCAGAAGGGTCTACTGCCTACCTGCATATTGCCTGGGCCAATAGTGCTGATGGAAGTCAGGGATTCACCAAGTCCAACACATCAGGGAACTATCTCTATGTGGGGTTCAAGTCTGACTTTACTGAGTCTGATGCCAACCTTGTCTATTCAGACTATACCTGGAGCAGGTTGAGGGGTGAGGATGGAATCAATGGAAGTGACGGATAGGATGGAACTGATGGTCAGGATGGAATTAATGGGTCTGATGGAGTTGATGCGGAATTCTATAAGCTGGTGCCATCAATAGAGAAGGCCATAGTAAACAAGGATGATGTTCTTGGCATTCAGTTTCAGTATACCATAGCCCATATCAAGGGTAGTTCAGCCACTACTATTTCTGCCAATACTGCCTCAACAATCGGTAACTACTATGTGAGGTTCAGACCCAATACTACCAATACCTATACCAACTTGTCAAGTGGTACAACTTTGCCTACATATTCAAATCAGCAGTATCAAACTGGTTATCATCTGAAGCCTTCACCTATCACACACTTTGTAATCCAACTGGTAAGAGTGACTTCCACATCTGGTTCCGTCAGTGT